GCCAACTCATAAAGTGCGTGGCGTACTCGCGGGCAAGCGCTGGCACAGCCATCTCGGCAAGCACAGCGTCAACGCCGCCCTTCTTAGCGGCGTCTCGGAGGTTTGACCGCGGGTTCATGATTTGCCGCATGCGCGCAAACGCGGCTTGATACCGCGGGTTCATGGCGACAATCGCTAGCGCCTCGAGCCCCTTGGGGGCAACGCGGGCCTTGGCATCAGGCGCCTTTAGCCTTTGTCCCTCGGGTGTGGCGAACAGCTGTTGCAGCTCGTCGGGTGTTCGCTCTTTGCGTACCTTGGGTTCTGGATCCGGGGGCGGCTTGGCTTCGCGATCGTACCGATCCACTGTCTCCAGATCACCTTGCGCCCACCGCTCACACACGCTCATGTCTGGATCGACGCCAGCTTTGCGGACCGTGTTGGCGTAATCCTCCGCTGTGCGGCGCTTGAGCGCGTGCGGATCTATGATGGGCTTGAGAGTCATTTCCCCTTCTTAATCGTAGCGGTCAAGGCTTCGACTGCTTTCCCCATGACCTCTGATTGCTTCTCGAGCAGCTCGGCTTGACGCTCGTGCGACTTGACGATCATCTGGTCCGCTTCGCTCTGGTACATCGCACGTCGCTTAGCATCTTCTGCGTTGTGCTTCTCTCGGCGCGACTCCATTTCAGCAACCGCATGCACGCACGGGTTCTCCGCGTTGTATGTGCCGCGCCGGCAAGGTTGTCGCGTCTCCTGATTTTTCTCACACAGAAAGCCCCTACGAAGAGCGCCCGCACCTTCCAATGCGATGGGGCACTCCCCGTAAGGGAACCATCCTAGTGCGCGGGCCTTCTGTGCTTGGTAGCCGTTGTGATCGGCGTCCACAAGCCCAGCACCATTGGTCATCGGCAGATCTTTGATGTGGCCATGACTGTCGAGATACGTCACGCAACGATCGGTGCCCCATGGGTTGGCCGCCGTGCGCGGTCGCTTCGTAACAACCACGGTGCCGTCAGCTAGTCTCCTTCGCTGAACAGGCAACGTCTGCTTCGCATAAATTCCACAATCAAAAACATGCTCTCGACTCGCCATCTAGGTTCTCTCCTACTTTTTCAACTTCGGCGCCGGCGCTGGTTTGGGCGCTGGTTGGGTTCCCGCCGCACGCGGCCCGCGCAGATGCATATGAACCCCGGGCTCCGCCAGATGCGGAAACTCTTTCAGCATGGGATCATTTGCTAGCGCCCAATCGCGCCGCGCTTTGCGTTTGGCCTCGTGGTCCTTGCATTCCGTCACAGGCACAAACCCTTTGGCTCGCAACGCCGCTTCCCATACAGGGCGCTCGTTGGGTCCGCCAATGGGCGGTTGCAACTGTTTCAGTCCGCCATCGGGCGATGCCCAAGTTTCCTTGGACGGCACCACAGTTCCGTGTCGATTCGCCATCTTGCTCTAAACCCTATCTAGATACCCTTACGGTGCATCTGCGACGATTTCAGTTCCGGTGCCGTCGAGTACCTCGCCTGGCGCCATGCGCATGGTCATGACAAGCGACGTGCTCCGCATTTTCGCGTCACGCTCTGGCTCAAGACGGGGGAGCCGCTTGATCACGTTGGCGAACGTTGCGTACTGGCGGTTGCCAGGACCATCGGGGGTGAAACACATCGATGATGTGTCGGCTGCCGTGTTGATCAAGTCCGTCAGACCAGTGGCGATGCACTGGTATCCGCGGAAAGTGAGAACGTGCCGATTGGCATCCATTCCGTTGTTCGGTCCCGCACCCGCACCCAAGATGCGATCGGTAGCGGTCGCATAGCTCGCGGCGCTTGTACTAGTCGCCGTAAGCGCCGACTCCATATGGTTTACGGTTTCGTTGTCGAGTACGTACTTCAAACCGTCAGGAGCCAAACCACCGCGCGTTCGGATGCCGGTTTGCGCCGACAGGAAAACAGCGATTGTTGCGTCGACACCCGTCGCGCCAACGGAGTTTGAAAGTCCCGTGGTTAACGCGCAGAAGTCATCGGTCCAAGCCAACGCCAAAGCGCGAGCCATGACACCTTCAGCCAATGCAAACAGGTCAAACCCGTCGGCGAGATCTTCGGTTGTTTGGTCTGTGAGCTCTATGCTGATTCCGTATTCAGAGCTAGTGATGCTCGCGGATCCAGAATCAAGCGATGTGTTTCCAAGCGCAGTGGCCTGTGTTCCGTTGTATTCCGCGTCGACGCCGGCCCCATCATCGTCGGCCGCGCCGAAGTCTGATGCGAAGTTTGGGATCTTCGCCGCGTTGGATGGCTTGTCTACGATGTCGAGTTCACGACACCACTCCATCGGTAGTGCATGCTCGGCGAGCGTGGCAGTCAACGCCGGTACGATCCAGGCTGCGTACGAGAAATCATCGATAGTCCCTCCGCCGCCAGCACCGTCAATTGTGGTTTCATTAGCCATGATTAACTCCTATTGGGCCCGTGGTACCAATTCGTTTTGCGCAACTGATTCCGTCCGCGCTCTTTGAGGATCTTGCCAGCGCCAGAGACGCCGTACTTTTGGACGATTTGCGCAACCTCCGCCTTGGAGTACCTCCAAACAGGGTCGGCGGACTCGAGCCCCCCTTGCTGTGCAGGTGCCCCGCGATCACTGATCGGGCGTCGGGTTGGTTCGGGCTGTGTTTGTGTTTGTGGTTTCACTTGTTCTGTTCCAGACAATCCGAACGATTCAACCAAGCTCGAAACCTCGGAGGCGATATCATCTGGTCGCGTGCGCTTGACTAGATCTCGAATCTTTCGACGTGCCTTTTTTCCTAGCCCGTCAAAATCATCGATCGCGTCATCGAACTCATCACGCCAGGAGCCATCGCTCCACATGTCCGCCTCGGTTGGTTCGGCTTTGGGTGCGCTGCGGCGAGATTTCGACTTTAAATTTCGACGTGCTTCGGCAAAGCCGCTATCGCGACCCTCCTTGCGTGCAGCCGATAGCATTCCCTCAAGCTGTTCGGGCGAAAACGCCGCTACCTCCTGAGTTTGCTCCTCAGCTACTTGCTCTTGCTCGTCGTGATCGTCTTGCCGATTCTCTGGTGGCATCGCTATCCCCCTACGCTTTCACTGGCGCGCAGAACCAGAAACACATCACTCACAGCGGATGCGAAACTGCAATCGCCCGGAAACGCCCGGCGTCGGCGGTAGGTCTTCACGCGACCTCCTCGGCAGCATCATCGCTGCGTTCTGAATCTTCTACCGGCTCTTGCTCGGGTACCACTTGCAAATTGGCGCCGAACGACCCGCTAATTTCCTGCAGTGGGCGAAGTAGAATGTTTCGCTCCACTTCCTCGCCCACTAGATCTTTCTGCAACTCGACCGCGTCTTCAAACTCGAGATCCGGATCCTGTCGCATGAGGAATCGAATCGTAGAGTCCACACTCAAGCGGCGCGCATGCTCAAACTCTTCCAGCAGCTCTTTGATAGAGCGTGGCGTTTGCGGATCGGCGTAGTTTACGCGGTAGGGGTCGGCGTCAAACGTGAACTCGGGTGCGTCTACCGCCATAACCGCCGCCATGGTATGCGCTAGCTCGCGCTCAAACGGTCGAAGCACGCTGTGTTGTTCAAGGCGCTGCTCGCGCAACGGCACGCGCATCAAGTCGCGTGCGGCCGCTGATTGCACGCCTTGGTTTCGCAGCTGTGCGGGCGATAGTCCGCGGTTGTTTCCCGCGGCATCAAACACGTGATCATGAACATTGATGAACTGTTTCAAGTCCATGCCCATATCAAACTGTTGCATCGTGGTGCCTTCTGGTACTTCGCCGACGCGTTCGGTGTCCATGGGTTGATTGCGCGCAATGCTGGCCATGTCGCCCGACATCAACGCCATCTTGGTCGCGCTTTTGGTCTCCTTCAACAAACACACGGCGGCAAACCAGATCGACAAATGCGCCGCCGTTAAATCCTCACCCGATTCGCCCGGCCACAAGCAGTCCGTTGCCGGATCCAGCGACACAAACACGTAGGGCAGCCGGCCGATCCCATGCTCTTGCGGCTTGCCGAGCATCCGCCATCGGTCATCAAGAAAGAATTGCTCGTGCTCCGTCCAGACTGTTTTTCGCGGAACGCCGTGCTCGCCCACAAATGCAGGCTTCGCGGCGATATCGACCACCACGCCCACGAGCGTTTTTGCGTCATTCGGATGGCAAAGCAGAGAACACTCGGCGGGCGTTATGATGTCCAGCGCAGGCACGTTCCGCGGCGAACCATCATCGTTGCGGCCCACCAACTTGACGCGTGGCGCTACCAGCAACGCCCGGTGTAGATTGAGTAGGCGGTTGAAGTTGCGATCGAACACTTCACGCGTAACCGCGCTCTGTAGTGCGTCAAATCGTTCCTGGTTCGTGCTTCCCTTGCCGCCCACAAACCGTTGCGCCGGCTTCTGGTAGACAGTACTGATCTCGTTGACTACGCGTTTGGTAACGTTATTGAACCGAGTCCGCGCCGCCCACGCTTTGCGCTGCTGGCGTGAAACCTTGTCCATGATAACGGCGTCAATCAGGCCGTTGATGTACTCGATGCCGCCATCGTTATAGAGCGCGTTGCGCCGCTTGTGCCTTGCCTTGCGGTCCGCCTCGGTTTTGCCGCTGAGTTGCTCTTGGATGTATCGGATCGTGCGATCCCACGACAGCGGCTTAGGCGCGGCGTCTCCTGAGAACAGGTTATCGGCGAGCGTTTGGCGAATCGATACCGTCATGCAATTGACCTCAATCGTTCCATCCGCGGTCGCTCAATTACCCAAAGCGCGTACCGGAGTGCCGCCGTATAGTGACTGTGATCAACCCGATTCTTTTGTTTGATCTCTGCGCGCCCCACGGCGTCGCGTTCACTTGACTCGATGGCTTCGACGGTTTTGCCGGCAACCAGCCTGCCATCGTCTGTCACTTCAGCGAATAGGTGACGTTTGCCCGCGGCATTACGGATCAGTGTGTTCACCATGTCGATTCCGGCTTCTTTTGGTATCTGCATCGCCCTCGGCGGGTTGGTGTTCGTGTAGGCCGCAGCGCGAGAGTTCAAACCCGCGCGACGGAACTGGGTGTTGACGGTTTTCTCTGCTTTGGGGTCGATGCGCACGAGCAATTCGGCGCCGTCCTGGATAGGTCGCCCGCGGTAGTCGAGTTCGTTGCACCCAAACTCGTTGCGCATGAGTTTCAAGAGCTCTGCAATATGCAGCTCGGTTGTGCCGCTCGTGGTGAGCTCGCCGACGATTACCCATGCCCATTCGTTCGCGCCCATGTGCTGCAGGCGGTAGGCCTTCAAAAGCACCGTCACATCTTTGATTTCGCCGGGGTCGTGGCCAGCCAGAACCGTACAGTTGCCGCCCCATGGGGCTAGCACTTGCGCTGTCACGTCTTGCGCGCCGATGCGCGGCACGTGATAGGTGTTGAGATCACGCGACCAGTCGCCGTAGATAGCAAGCTCCGATGGCAAGTCCTCTGCTAGTACTTGGCGCCTGTACTGGCGATCGGTGAGCGCAATCTTCTGCTCTTCCCAGAACCGCGGCCAGATCGTCCAATTGGTGCGCCCCGGAAACCTGATGATTTCCCATAGCGGGGAGTTCTTTTTCAAATCGCGGTAGGTACGCCAGTCGCTGGACTGTTTCGCGGTTGCCGTGCACAGACGCTTGTACACACCACCGATTGCCGATCGGCCACGTGCCTCGATGTCGCCATCGGCGGCAATGGAGTCCTGAATTTCGTCAGATCCGCAAGCGAGCCAATTCTGACCTTGAATCCCGGAGCCTATAGCCGCGCTCCGTTCGTTGGTGCTGACCATCTGCAGCGTGATGCCGCAGTTCATTCGGATCTCACCTTTGTGGACGTGGTGCGTGTACCAGGTCTCTGGCATCCGCGACTCAAGTTCCATGAGCACGGTATTGAGTCGCTTAACGGTCGGCGCGGTCACACCCACGCAACCGAATAACCCAGCAAACCCTAGGGCGCGCACGATTAGCCACATGGCGAGCACCGCGCTTTTCCCAGCACCCATGGCTGATAGGACCAGCAGCCGGGAAGGGAGATCGTCGGCGTGGAGTATGAGTTGCTCCTGAGCTTCCGATACGTACCAAAGCTGCGGCTCCCGAGAGGGACCCACCCAATCGTTGATACGTGTGTCCCATATGCCGCCAAACCTGTGCGTTCTGATCGTGCGGACAGGCGGCTTACCGAAGAGCACCTCGACGCCGTCGTCGTCGGGTACAACCACCGCCAGGAGAATGCCGAAATCGATTTGCCCAGCTTGGCCATCAGTTAATCGGCGCGCTCTTTCGAGTTGAGCGCTTTGGTTTCGCTGTAGTCGCGCGAGAACCTCCCCTAGCCGATTTCATATGTCTAATCATCTCGGTCATGCGCCGAGTCATCTCGCGAATCTCAGCGGGTACCTCGGCCTGTTGAGACCACTCGCCAGCGATACGCAAGCAACGCAGTGCGGCTGTCGCGCACCGGCATTCGTCATCGTTCAGATCGAGCATGCGGAATCTGTCGTACAGCTCGCCGAGCTCGACCATCCGCCCATGCGCGGTATGGATTGGGTGTAAATCCTCAGCCGCCGGGTCGGGGGAGTGGGCGTGACGTGCCCGCCCCAATGTGTCGTTGGGGGACGACCCGGCGGCGTCGGAATCGGGTGCTGTGGGGGCGCATTCGCAAGAGCCACCTCGGTCAAACGACACAGCACAATCCGTGCAATGCATCCCTGCCCCCCGGTGCACCCACCCCATGTCAAGAGGTTCTGCGCAAAACCTCGAGCTGTCAATAGTGTTAGTACGTTACGTTGCCATATATGTATGGCAATTCTACGTAATCACTTAGAATTTGTATGTGATTTTTCTGCGCTTGTGGGCACGCGCAAACGCTTCGGATTCCGCTTTTTTCACTTTGGCGCGTTGGTAGATGCGAACGCCCACATGCTTGGCCAGTTCGCGTTTGAACTCCGGTTTCATCACCATGCGCCGGTCATTGGACGGCACCACGGCCCACACATCGTTGCCCAAATCTTTCACTTGCAACCCGTCGCGCAATCGACCCGTGGCCACCGCGAACACCTTGCTGCTGAGTCCCTTGCGCCGCCGACTGGCTAACGTCGCGGGCGATGCGGGCTTGGTGATTTTGTCGAAATCGGCCTGTAGTGCCTCTCTGACGGTCTTCATCACGTGTTCGCCGATCTTGTCCGGATCGAGATCTATCGTGGTCTCCGTGGTGGTAACCGTGGTCGAGTACACGCCCTTGGGGCGGCGGGTGCGCTTAGGTTTGCCGCCTAGGACGATCTTTTTGGTAGCCACAGTAGGCGTCCGTTCTCACTGTACTCGGCCCCAAGGCCAGGGCGCCCAAAATTGACCCCATCACCAGCGAACCGGTCCGGGGGTGGCGGTAACGAACCGTCTGGCACTACTGGCTGTCGCTTTTTGAATCCCATATTCACTCCCCGTTGCTAGTGTCACTCCATCGAGTATACGCCACGTCACCCATCCGGCCGCTCGGAACCTACACGCACATGCTGCAAAGCACCTGACTGATACTCAGACCAAACTCGCGCTCCGGGCACTCGGGTGGGTGACTACGTCAACCCCTACGTTGGGCGCCACCCCCACGAGCTCGGCTGAAAATTGACCGAGTTTGTGGCGTTGACATGACCGGGTGTTGCGGGGTGCGACTTGACCTGTGTCAACTTGCGTCAGACCCACATCTGACGATCGTCAGTTTGGAGATCTGACGATCGTCAGTTTGGAGATCTGACGCTGTGCATTCCTGTCACAGCTGTTTGGGCGTCAAACCCCACTCTGACGGGCGGTTTTGCCAGGTTTTGGGGGTCAGGAGTCACCACCTGGTGATTTGTGCTGTTTGGCACCCCATAAAGCCCTAAAAACCTTAAGGGTTTCAGGGGGTTAAGCGGTCGGG